ATCTCTGGTAGAATCTTTTGTACTTCTTGTGCGGAAACACCAACCTCACGTTTGACTGTATATCCTAATGCCTGTGCGGTTTCATTTGCTTCATAATAGAAGCCATTAAGTGACATTACCTTTTCCAGAGCATTTTCAATATTACCTATTCTTGTTTTTAGGTTATCATCTGAGTAATACGCAGTAATGTTGTTAACAGCACGAATTTCACCAGCTGTTCCAGAAGCCGCTGTACCAACACCAAGACTGTTTATCCTGTAATTATTGCTGTTGTTGAGTGCATTTGCACTATCAGCTGTTGCAGCAGTTGTTGCACTTGTTGCGGTTGTTGCGCTGGTTGCGGTTGTTGCGCTAGTTGCACTGGTTGCACTAGTTGCATTGGAAACTGTAATACCGTATGTAATTGTATTTGACAGCTGCGTGGCAGCCATTGTACCACTAATCTTTGTGTTTGCAATAAGATCAAGTTGTGCGTTTGTTATAGTTCCAGTAAGTTTAGATGCAGCTAAACTTGCAATCTGAGCATTTGTGATAGTACCATCTATTTTAGTATTAGCTATTGATGTAATCCATGATGGATTGTCATAACTACCATAAGTATAAACACCACCAGTTACAGTACCTGCGTTACCTGAAATATTAGTTGCGTATGTTGCATCCGTATTGGCCAATGCATTATATACAAACGCTGTGGTCGCCATTGTGGTATCATTATTAGATAATGTAGGAGTTAAACCAAACACACGACCAGTAAATGTTGTTCCAGACTTTAATGCAACAATAGATGCTAAACCATCAACAGCTAATTGAATTGTATTTGCACTTCCACTAATTGTGGAGTTAATTGTGTATGGAATATTATTTGCATAATAAGGATTCAGTATATAACCATCAACTTCAAGTAAAATTACTGCACCAGTCGCAGGTGCACTATTGAATGTAACGGTTGTTCCGTTTGTTTCTGTATATGTTGATGCGGCTTGACGAATACCATTAATAAAGACTCTTAATTGATTTGCGCCTGGAGTGTATGTTGGTGCAGTAAATGCTGTAACAACTTGGTTACCAGTATATGTCAATCTTGTTGAATTGATTGATGTTCCTGGTGTTGCACCACCACCGCCAGCTGGCGCTGCAGCCCAATAGTAAGAACCTGAACCACCCGTTGCCAAAACATAACCAGATGTAACACCAACAGCACTTGGTAACAAGCTTGTTAGTGCATCTCCGGATGAAGTTGCACCTGTACCACCGTTAGGTATTGATAATGCTGAAGTTAATGTTAAACCAGCAAAAGTAGGAGAAGCACTTGTTCTTAGGTCTTGTGATGTACTAATTGCCAAGGTGTTTGCTGTTGTCGCCACAGCAGTTAAACCATTATTACTTGTGAATCTGACACTACCACTTGATGCAGTAATTGAACCTGTTGTACCTACAATAGTATTTGCGGATGTATTGGCACGTGAGAATGCTGAATTTCCATAAGAACCAGCAGAACTTACGCCGGCTTGCAAGAAATTGTTTGCAGCCGTAAATGTTGTATATATTGTGTTAGCTAAATTTGCTGTTGCAACATTTGATGTGCTTGTATCAGATAAAGAACTACTGAGATATTCATCTGTAAGAATTCTATTAAAATTATTTGAGGTAACATTTAATATATCAAAATATTTTGATGTTTCATTCCAACGAATTGCTGCATTAGAACCACCAGAAGAACCTCTGTTTACACTAATAGAGCTAATTTGTGCAGTTGCTGAACCAGCATTTAATGTAAATGTATTTGAATTGTATACAGTTGTTCCATTAATAACAAAATTACCACCAACACTTAATTGGCCAACTGTTTGTAAAGAACCCAAAAACCCAGCAGCAGAGTTTGCATCTAAAAGTGATGTGATTCTTGCTATTGGTGTGGTTAATTCTGTATTTGCTGTTAAACTATTGGTATATGTACCACCAGTCACCGATACCGAAGATGTATTAATAGTTGTATTTGATTGTACTATATTAGTAGTAATTTTGGTTAATGCATTTAATGTGCCGGTTGTAGTTGTGGTTGAAACCGTTAATGCAGCAGTATTAACATAATTATTTGATTGTAAATATGGTGTAATTACACCGGTGTTAGCTTGAATTGTATCAACATAGGCCGCACCAGAAAAACTAGCAACTGTACCTATTACACTTGAATTTGAATTCAATACATTTGTATATGTTGTTCCTGTAATACTTGCCGTTGCAGTATTTAATGAAATATTTGCTTGAACTGTATTTGCAATTAAATTATACCGTATTGTGGTATTACCACCCATGTTTGTATTATTTGCAACCGATAAACTAAGTCCGGAAGCTTGTGCTATCAATAAACCATTGATGTTTGCTTGTCCTGCGTTTGTTAAACCTAATGTTGTATTTGAGAAATAAACTTGTCCACCGACACCTAAATTGTTGTCTACGTTAGCTGAAGATCCAACACCTTGCACAAGAAGTTGTTTCTGTACAACAATGTTACCATTTGATTGTAAAGCATTCTTTGTGGTTTCACTTAAATATAATGTGCCAGAATCTTTAACGTAGTCGCCTGTTGCTATTGTATTGTTTTCTGCAATAAGAGCATCGGTCGCAACCATCCATTGACCAAATGTATTGGCATAACTTATAGTTGATACTGTATTTGCCATTTTAACCTTTTTCTAATAGTTTTACTATCAGTTTTTTAATATCTGATATGTCGTTTTTGATGTTGTTCATTTCTGATCTAACATTATTTATTTGCTGAGCTTGAGTTTCAGCAAATTTGCGTTTAACTTTATAATCTTCTGCGCCAGATATATCCTTGTTAATCAAGGCCATACTCTCCGTATCACGATATAAATATGTTCCGTTTATTGGTAATAAAGCCATAATTAGAATGTTGTATTAACGTTGCCTGGAAGTGCAATTGCACGTAAATCGGTTGCAAATGGTACATATGTGTTATCTGAACTTGTCATAACCACTTTGATAGCAAATTGACTAAATGATGTATATGTTTGTCCATTTTGACTTGTATATGTTACATAACCTTGGTCAACACCTGAAGTTCCTGGTGCAAATACAAATTCATATTTGTCATCTCTTGTGTTTGAATATAATGAACCGGAACTTTTAATCTTTGTCATTAATTGCCATGAACTGTCATCAAATGTTTGAGTATCATTTCTGTTCAGAATCTTGTAATATACAAGAATGTCAGTATTTACAGGACGATAAGCAGTTAAGTAAACATTTAGGTCACCCGAATCAAATGTTGGATCCAGAACAACCTTCTTACTTACATATTTAGCCAACATGTTACCGTCGTTTTTGGATGTTTCACCTGTAACGACTGCGGTTGCACTTGTACCAGGTGTATTATTGGCGTCTGTAATTGTAATTGTCGGTGTTGTAATATAACCAGAACCATTACTTGTTAAGTAAACTGATTGAATTATACCACCAATAATATTAGCAGCAGCTTGTGCTGTTACACCACCCAAACCTGTAGGTGCAGAAACCGTAACGGAAGTACAACTTGCATTGTAACCTGTTCCAGCAGAAGTTAATGTGATAACAGAATTTGACAACTCACCGTTGTTAATATTCCATTTAATTCCATATACAGAAAGACCAGCATCAGAAATTATTGGACTTACTGCATTATCACCTGTTCTTAATTGACTGTATAAGGAGAATGATGTATTAGAATTTGCAAGCAATACACGTTCACCTAGACCATCAGACAAATAAATGTCGTCTTGAGTTGGTGTTCCAAATTTACCTGGATTAATATATTTTGTTCCTGCAGCAGTACCACCAACTAATGTTGCATTGTATGAATATCCAACTGATGTTGTGGAAGGCAAGAAATCGGTTGTTGTAATATTAAATGCATCAATCAGAGAATCTGTTGTAGAGAATGTATCTGTTGTACCTGAAAGGTTATTTGCATTCAAATAATAATTAATACTTTGGTCAATAAATGTTCTTTCTGGTAATTTATTTGGAACAACATATTGAATTGTTGGACTTGCAGCTGTATCAAATAAACAACGGTCAGCCACAAACATCAAACTTTGATTTTGGTCTGCTGTCCATGTTTGTGAATTTTGTGATGTGAATAATCCACCAGTATATGGTGCACCACTAATTTTTGTAATTGATGTTGGTAATGGATCATTTGGTAAATTCTTCACAGAAGAAGAAAGTGCTGTATCTCCATTCGATGCAGTCCACATTGTGTATTCATTTGAATTAGATTTCAATATGAATGCATATAATACACCAGGTTGAATATAAACTGGCGCAGAGAATGTAAATTGTGTAGATGTATTTGAATCCAAATATTGCGGAGAACTAGATGTTTTTACCATATCAGGTGTCAATGAAACAACTGAATGGTCTAATGTATTACCATCTGGATAACCATTTTGAGTACCTACAATAGTCAATCTAACTGGTGAATTGTTTAATGTTGGTTTTGAAGCAAAGAAGAACGATGCTGAGCTCAAGAACATACCATTAGGGAAATTAGTTTTATCAACAATAAATGTTTGTGCAACTGGATCCCAAGGATCATAATTGTCAGCAATCAATACATTATGTTTGTAATTTGTGGATGTAAATGTTCCTTTTGCACCAGATGGTGAAGATGAATAATCTATTGTTTGTGCAGTTGTTTGTAAACCTTCTGCGTAATAGATGCCTTCAGCATAAGTTGTTTCTGTTCCTGGATTGTTATTAATTCTATTGTCAATACGAAGTGTTCTTTGACCATTATGAAAAGAATTTTCAGGTAAATTAAATACACCATAAATTGAACCAGATTCATCTGTTTTGAATGAACCAATAGAATATATGTCATCAACTGCACAAGTAATTGCGGTTGATAATGTTATAGTTTTTGATGATCCATTGTATGAAGCAATATTTGCTGATTGTCCTGCGCCTGTACCAGCACAAACATAGAATGTATTTCCATTATAATACTGATTTGTACTGGAAGCTAAAGTGCTTATTTGTATTGATGTTGTATTTGCAACAGTATTAATTCTTCCACCAAAATGAGATGTGGTTGATAATGTACCTGATGCTGATGTGGATGTATATGATCCTGCCGCATTAAAGAAAGCATTCTGTATTGTTGCGTTACTTGTATATGTTCCAGAATATTGGTCAGCTGCAACATACAATCTAACACTATGTGTTCCAATATATGTGTTTATGAGTGATGAAGTAATCTGTACACCCATGATACGACCTGTAGGTGTAAATGATCCACTCGCAAAATAACCAATGATATCACCTTCTTTGAACATACCGGTAACACCAGTTAAATTAATTATGTTGGCTTTACGGACATAATTGTTTACATTTATACCATCAAAGTAATAATTTACCGATGCATTAAACAACATGTTTTTGCCCCGTGTGACAATTTGTTGTGGACGCATCCATGGTAATATGGAGATATCGGTAATATAACCGTTGTTTAACGCATATGCACCAACTTTGTCATATGCACCAAATGTATTTGTTTGAACCTGGTCAGCATATGTTTTTGTTTCAGTATAACCAATGTTTGTGGTACCATAACCATAACTTCCTTGAGGAACAAATGTATTTACAAACCGACCATGATTTTCTACATTAGTAGATGTACTATATGTAGTTCCTGGAATAGTTTTCCAATCACCATTAGTCATTTGGTTGATGTTATTACTTGCTTGGAAAACTTGCAGATTTGGGTCAACAACTAGTAAAGCTGGAGAATAATTGGTATCTACCCAATTATCTACGTTTGGTGATAATGAAACATAACCATCTCTTATAGAGAATGAGAATGGATTAACATTAACTGTTCTGGATGCAAATTTTTGTGAAATTACATTTGATGTTGTGTATGGTAGAGTAAAATAGTTTATGTCACCGTCTGTATTGATTTCATAACCTAATGAAATAGAAGAATCTATTTTACCCATGTTATAAGCCGTTGCAATAGATTTTAACGGATAGTTTTTCACATTTTGTGTGGCAGTCATTATACGGTCACGTTTATTAATTGTGGCCTTAAAGTCTGCGTTATATGTGTCTCCAGTAGCAAAACTAGAAAAATCATCAACAAGAATACCGTTTTTGAATCTATTCAAACCATATACATCTGATATTTGAAGTGATGTTGTTTTTTGTTCCAACAAATTCAATGATGTATAATACTCAATACCATTAATTCTATTTTCCAAGCCAGCAATGTCTTGCATTGTATATCGTTTGTGTTTAACTTTATCGATTGATAAATCAGCAATTGTTCCTGATGGAGCTTCAGTTGGAATATAACCTGTATATGGATTATGAGTTAAATTGGCAATTACCAAAGAACCATCTGGTTCGGAAGGAAACAATGGATTAATAGAAGGCGATCCTTCAATAATTTTAAAACTTCTGTCTTTGGTTAAAACTAATTTATCTTTTCTACCAAGATAGTATTCATAATTTGTTGTGAATGTTGTAAGGTCTGATGGAATAAAAATACCTGGTCTATTATCACCGATATTATTGTATTTAAATCCAAAAGTTGCCGTTACATTCGTTCGAGCAGGCCTAAAATCTAAAGAATCACGTAAATGATATGTTTTACCGTTTTTACTTACATAAGTTGGAATATTTGTATATGCTGATGGTAATGTTGAATTGATATAAGAACTCAAAGCAAAATAACCATCACCACCAGTATGTTGATAATAGTTGACTAACACAAGAATGTTACCTTGTGGTTGAGCTGCACCAGGAATTAAAGTAATTGATGCGTGGTCATAGTAACCGTCTCTTTGCCCATTATCAAAAGAATAACGATTTGTAACATCATAAGAAGAATTTGTCAACATAGCCAATGTTGGTGTAGTACCAACAGCTTTTGTATCAATAATTTTAACGATTGATTGAACATCAGACAAATATAAGGATTGTTTACTTCTAGGTGTAACCAATCCGGCTTGTTGAATGTATATGTGGCCAGTTGAAGTTAGTGATACATCATCAACAAAAGTATATGTTGCAACAGTAGTACCGTTTGTTTTAATTGTTGTTGTATTAGCAGTAATTAAATTTTTGAATTTTAAGAAATGACTTGAGTTATCAGCATTTGTGGCATATACTTTTTCTAATACAGTTGCTGTAAAGTCACCAGAAATGCTTGCTACTGGAATACTTAATGTAGCTGTTGCTCCAGCAATGTTTACTGTTCCACCTAAGTATGACCAAGGTATAGTTTGACCAATGGCCAGGTTTGAGGTACCAGCACTAGTGACAACAAATAACCAATTTTGTGTAATAGCATCAGAACTTAAGTTTCCATTACCTAAATGTGAAACAACACCGGCATAGTCATTACTTGAATATACAATAGTTTGTACCGCAGAACTTCCGGTAACGTTGAAGTTGACACCTGTAGTTAATTGTTGTGTGGTGTAAGATGCACTTGACAATGATGCAACATAAGGTGAACCTATAGTATATAATAATTCTGGTGCACCTGGATTTTGTAAAATAGTGTCACCAGTAGAAACACCACCAACACGACCTGATGCATTATTAATACTTGCATAAGCAGTGATTCCAAAAGTTGCGTTTGCTGATACAATAGTATCAATATCTTTGATATCAAAGTTCAATTCAAATACAGATGTTGCATCTGGTATGACTGTCCAGTTTTGATTAACGGTCGCAACTCTAGTTACACCATTATATGAAGTGATTGTACGGAAATCACCAGCACTTGTACCTTTTTTGATAGAAATATTTACACCAACATATGAAGTGTTAGATTGTGAATATGTACCAGGTAAAGTAATTGTACTTGCCGTAGCAGCAATCGCATTGGCTGTCAATACAGCATTTTGAATATCATGTACATATGCTTTATACACATATGTGTTTGCATTATTACTAGTTGTATTATAATCATAAATGAAATTTCGAATATAACCACTACCAACAACGGTAGAATTATATGTTGCGGTATTGGTACTATTGATGTTTGCTGTTGTGACACAATGTAGGTCAATTGTTTGACCTGTAGTTACACCAAAAAATGATCCAGTTGCGCCACCACGCACGGTGTCAACATAGAAATATGAACCGTAGTCAATGAACGCAGGTGTGTTATCCTGTGAACCTGTGGTCCTGGCACGATTAGATACCAAATCCACATTTTTAGAATTTTGAATTCGGTAACCATGAACATATGCCAAACCTTTACCAACCGATAATGTGTATATTTCTGTATTGGCATTTGCTCTTGGTGTTAATTTGTAATCTTCAACAACATAATCACCATTTGTTTCATAATCACGTTTCGCAAAATAATCATCGATAACATTATATACAGAACTTTCAACTAAATTTGAAACTACACCAGATTCAACACGAACTAATTCCACAAATTTATCATCATCACCTAATGAAATTGGACGTGTATCTAATTCTAATGATATAACATAACGGTCAGCTCCTGGTGCTTGATAGTTTGATGCACCAATTGCTGGATCCAATAAAGATGCGTCATTGATGTAATCGTAAATTGTTTCTGTGATTGTAAGACCAACACGTTTTGTTGGCGTATTACTATATTTGTCTAATATTGTGGTGGATGGAGAAATTTGTACAAAATTACCCAAAATGTAAAACACACCTTGTGCAATAGAAGCAACAGATGCGTAACCAGTTGCATCCGCAACAAGTGCTGTTGCTGCTAAATTAGATACAGTATCATATATTACATCACCGTTTTGAAAATGATTTCCTGATTTATAAGATAAAATCAATGTTGGTGGATCACCACCAGTTGAAGTTGCTACGGCAACCACCTGAGCGATAATTGTTCCTGTAGCATCTGAAACTAACAAACCATCAAAATCTGTTATATCAACAGCAGCACTATTGTATGTTGTTTGTATTTTTACATAATATACATTTAAGTTTGTTGTTACTTGTCCACCAGTGACTGGTGAATTTTGTTTGAAGATATTATCAGCAAACTTTGTAACTTGATCCTGCAGGATGGTTTGAGCCTGAGTTAATTCTCTGGCTTGAACCGCACGACCCGGTTTAAATAAAATACGATGAAAGTTTTTTGTTTGGTCAAAATCATCGTAATATGGATCAACGTTAAAATTCAGAGACATTTTTTTCCTTTTAGTAACCTAGTACTATTCTTATTTGTTCTATACCATCAGAACTTCTTTGTACACCAGTTCTATTTTCTAAGAAAGAAATATAACCTGAAAATGGAGAAAAGTCTGGAGTAGTATAAGACAATAAAGTTCTGTTAGTTCTTGAATCATTTCTAACAGGACTATTGTTCGTTGGCGTTCCTGTTGTATTTATCAGTCTTAAAACATTGGTTGCTGGATCAAAAGATAAAACTCTTGCAATAAAAGTTGCATTATCAATTGAATCTGTTGATCCTTGATAAATGATTTCATCTGGTGTATATACACCAAATCCAGGTGCAACTGTCAAATCTGTGCTTGTTTTATATATTGAACTGTTTGCTGGATAAGGACCAGCAGCTCCATCATTTTGTGCCTGTAACCATCTTTTTGCTGAAGTTGGATTAACAATTAAACCTATCTGGTGATAATCAATGTCAGTAGGTATTACACCACCTTCAGAACCATTAAATTCTGTCGTAAACATTACATGAGAACAACCCAAGTCAGAAACAGGATCAAATCCATGACCACCGATTGGTGATGTTGGTGAAAATGCCATTGCACCGGAACCTATAGAAGATACGATTGCAACATTAGCATAAGTGTAATTTGTTCCCGGATTTGTAACTATAACATCAGCTACAGAACCAAGACTTACATTTGCTACAGCAGCTGCACCCGTTCCATCACCAGTTATTGTGATAGAAATAATTGCGTTGGCTGGATCATATCCTGAACCAACACTTGTTATATTAATAACATCAATACTTCCACGACCAGCAGTATTATCAAATGTGTTTGGTGTATTGGTTCCGATACCAACAGGCATCCATGCCTTATCCATAAATTTAACTTTTAAACCAGTATCTATCGTATAGATATATTTCCATTTGTACTTGTCAGCACCTTGAAATATGTTATTTGTGTTATAAGTTCCAGGTTGAAAATATGGTTCTACTGTGGATGCATTCAGAACAGTATTATCATATTCATCTAAAGTTGTGTTATTCCACAAACATTTGAAAACTTGGTCGTATTTGTTTTTGACATAAAAGTTTCGAATTAGATAACCATTGCTATCTAATTCCACCATATTAACATCATCTTTATAATAATCATACACCACACCAGATTCCCAATCTATTCTTTGTAGAACTGGTGATATCTCACTTGTGGTAAGTAATTTTGCCACAAACATATTCTTCATCACTTGTTTCATATACTTCTGGTCGGAAGTTGGAACAGGAGGATTGGCTTCGTCCGTCCAAGGATCAGCTTTAGCTAAGAAACAATAAGTTGTGCCAATTGGTATGTTATATCCCTGAATAACAAGTACCGGTGAAAGGTACTGTTGCTCGATAATAGCAACTTTAGCTGATGGTGGTATGATATTTTTATTTGCCATGATTTATTTATTATGATTTAGACACTTTTACAAATGTATTTGCAAGATCCGAATTAATATTAAAGAACCTCAAATGAGCAGAACTTGCTGCTGCAATGGTAAATGTGAGGGAATTAACTGTTGAATTCAAAGATGATACACCGTGTGTTATTGTACGGTTATTATTATCATCATTTATTAACCAAACTTCAACAGCTTTACCTGTAGTAAAATTGGAATGTGTTATTGTTAAGTCAGCGACTAAGTTTGCTTTAATCACGGTGTCTGTTGAATAATCAATTGCTAGTGTGGTTTGATTGCCAACCGGTATTCTTACTGTTGGATATATTTGAAGAAGTGCATTATTAGCTGTCGTAAATGCACCGTTAGCATATATTGCAGCTGAGTTTGCCACATAACTTGGTGTATTTGCCACTAGGAATGCAGCATTAGCTTGTATGAACGCACCATTAGCATAGATTGCCGCTGAGTTGGCTACATGAGTTGGTGTATTTGCCACTATGAATGCAGCATTAGCTTGTATGAACGCACCATTAGCATATCTACCAGAAACAACTGCTTTAGTATCTGCGATACCAGCGTTAATTATTCCTGTTGCAGCAGAATCAGCTGCTGTGTTGGCAAATGCACCTGCTGAGTTGGCTGCACCGAAGGCCGCATTCGCATATTGACCAGCAGAATTTGCTTTTCCAAAGGATGAATTGGCCGCAGTACCGGCAGAACCACTCGATGTATTTTGTGAAGTACCATCTGCAAAAACTACGTTGCGGTTAAATGTCAAAGCACTTGAACTCATTTTTGCAACTACAGCGTTGGCTGCACCGCCACCTGCAATGAATCGAATTTCTTTACCTGTTGTTACAGCACCAACAACCAAGTTTCCACCCCATGTATTACTTGTACTACCTTGTGTATAGATATAACCATCTAAACGATTAATCGAAGTGTCTAAGCTATTGGTTTCTGAACCAGGATTAAAATCTTTGTTTGCATATCCCATATCAATGAAATATGTTGTGTCGGTACCTGAATTTGCAGTAACAACAAAATCAGCAGAACCACCATCATCTGTATTAACCAAATTAGTCTGAATGTAAGAAGCAGAATTCAAAGAGAATTGAGCAATTGTGTCTGGTAAATCAACTATTCTTGCACCAACATTCAATACTTCATTGGAATACAAACCTTGTGCTAAAGTATGTGCTGTGAATTTACCTGTCACACCAGTTGGAATATCCACACCAACCAATAGTGTATTGGCTGTGTTGGAATTAATTGTTGTTAGCGCAGCTAAGTCTGAAATTTTTACTGTTGACATTGTTTATCCTATTATTAGAACTCTTTCATCTTCTGTTGTTATTAATCTACCATCTTCTGTTACCATTTCTGGAACATATTGTAAACCAACTGGTCCGTAAATTATTATATCTGCACCGTTTGCTGTAAATGTTCTGTTGACGGACAAATAAGAGTTTGCAGTTGCACTCAAATTACCTGTCAAGTAAATCTTACCACCAGTATAGTCTACATAATTAACTGTCTTACTTGTATTATTCCCAACAAGAACCTTATCACCAGCATATACAATATCTTTTAATGGATATGCAGTATTACTATACACACCATTATTAACAATATTATATGAATTTGTTATAGTAGTAATATTTATGACGTTGGAACCAGAGTTACCTGTTACTGTTGCCACATTTGCAAATGTCAACCAAACATTACTTGCAAGTGTAATTGTGTTTGCATTTGTGTTAACTGATAATACTTCCGAACGTATTGTCGGTCCATGTTGTGGAACAATTACTATTTCAGATGATGGTATTCCTGGCACATAACCGTATATGAAATCAGACAATTTAGCACCAAGTAGGTTGGTGAAATGTATAACATTATTACTTGGATTGTTAAAATCCGATAGTATTTCGAGACCAGATGCTGTATAACCTGTATAATACTCTAATGTTTTTCCTTGAAATAGAGCTTCCAGTCCACGATAATTAATACTATTATTGGATTTCATTACATTACGACCAATAAGATTTGTTCCTGATGGATGCAACAATTTCAATAATACATCTTTATATTTTGAAATTTCTTTTTCAACTGTAATTTGATATGTAAAGTTGTTATAAATTAAACTTTGTAATACATCAAATGAACTTGGTTGTCCCTGTGATGTTAGATATTGACCTTGACTTACAACCAATCCATTTAAAAATGACGCAGTACCTTTTGCATTACCGTCACCATAATTTTTATAACTTAGTGTATTGTAATTGATACCTTTGTTATCAATCTTTAATACTTTTGTTGAGTCAGGATTAGAATTGTAATTGAATACTCTTAAATTAAATGTTGATAAATCTGGTGTAACACCAACTGAAATATTTGTTATAGAATCAACAAATGCAATGTATGTCGCTGTATTTATGTTGTTGCCTTGATATATTAAATCACCAGATAATGGGAAATTACTGATTGATACATTTGAAACAACAATGTCTTGTACCTTCAAAGATACATTTGGTGTAGAAATATAATCTTCACCTGGATTTGTCAAGTTGATTGTTGTAACCGAACCCGCTCTGTCAACCACGACACCAACTTCTGCGCCTAAACCCAAAATACTAGGAATATAAAGACTTGCACCATTCGCTTGATTGTTGGCTGAATTAACTGTTAATGTTGGTAAATTATTAATGTTATAACCCATACCACCCAAAGGATAATCTACAGTTGGACCAGAAACATAACGAACTAATGTGATAGCACCATTAGCTGCAACTGTAATGACATTTGCTCTTGCGCCAACTCCAGGTCCACCGGAAAAAACAATCTTATCGTTTGCTACATATCCACTACCACCATTTAATATTTGTATAGGTGCCAGAATTCCTAAAGAATCTAAACTTTCATATGTTAAAATATCTGTTAAATATCTTGATTCTAAAGTAATACCTGGTATTTCACGAATACCTCCGCCACCATTAGTGACAGAAATAGATGAAACTGGAAATGTTGTAAAAGCACTAAATGTAAATGCATTTGCTAGTGTTGTATTAGCATTTGATGTTGCAATATTAGAAAAATTGTAATTGATATTATCAATTGTTATATTTTTCTTTAAACCTATTGTATCCGTAGGTATATAAGCAACGTTAGCAATCTTACGTGAATCTGGATCTACTGTGGCTACCTGCGCAGCTGCACCTGGAGCATTTGATATAGTAATAGTTGTGTTTGGTGTATATCGGTATCCATAACCACCATCGATTACGTTAATACTTTTGATAGAACCCGTTGTTATTTCTGATATTTCAGCGATTGCACCAACCACATCCGTATTTGATGTTAATCCATTATAAACAACAACAGGATCACCAACTTGATATAGTAAACCTCTATTATTAGGATCAATCTTAACTTGACTAATTTGACCTACAATTTTTGATCTTAGTGGTTGACCACCAAATAAAACATCTTGATTATAATTATCAACAACTCGTACAAATTCTCCAGATTGAAAAAGTCTTTCAATATTTGATATAAAAACTTCTGTTTTTGTTCCAGCAACTAAAGAATTTTCTACTGTTGCTATAGATTTTGTTGTTTCACCAAACAATCTTAGATTGTTGATGTTCAATAGATTCGGATCTAATGAATTTAATTTTAAACTTTTTGCAACATACCATGAACCAGCAGAAGCTTTTAATACAGCATCTTTAGTGTAAAATATTTCAATATCAGCATTATATAATAACCTAAAAAGAAACTGATAAGAAGCCGGTATACCTTTGGTTTGATATAATTCTTTGGCAATCTTTACTGCTTTGTTTCTATCAACTAGAATTTCTTGTGGAAAAAATGGTAAAAAATCATTTGTAAAATAATCTATAAATTCTTCAGTTGTTGTATCAATATCTTTATAATTTAAAAGATTTTTTGTTCTATCTGTTACCTCACCCTCTTGTTCCAACCACTCATAGTATGCTTCTAAAAACAATTTAAAATTGGCATAGTCAGGATTATCCCTGACAAATTCAGGTAGTTGAGATGATACTAATAAGGAGGTGTTATGACCGTCTAATATCATGATGATTTGGCTGTAACGTTAACCACAATTGCATTTGAATCAAATGGATCGATTGTAATAATTCTATTATATGTTGATGAAATGATTGTTGTGGTTGGAACAGATGATATTGTTAATTGTCCTAGTGGATTATCAATATCAATTGGATTAAAAGAATTTAATGTTACAATACCTAAAGTGTAATCGATTGTGCCAACATTTGCTTCAAAAACTGTTTTTGCATTTTGTGAATCATAATAATATGTTCTGAGTGTACCGTAACGACCTTCTAAACTTACTGTGGCTGCACCTAGTGATCCAGTTGTTGTTCCTTCTGCTGGTGTTATAGTAATAATAGCACTTGTATATCCGATACCTTTAGTTAATACATTAATTTTTTGGATTGAACCATCGCCGGTTATAATTGCTTGAGCGATTGCTCCAGTACCATCACCAGAAATAGTAACAGTTGGTGCGCTTTGGTAACCAAAACCCGGATTCAAAACGGAGATTGTTTCAACACCACCAGTTGATGACGGAACTTCTTCAACATAAACATTTGCAATTGATTGAGCAAAATTCAAAGGATTTCTATATGTTATAGAGGGTGTTGTGTTTACTCCACTTTGGAACATACCACGTTTTAATGATGAACCGTAATATAAGTTATATGTTGATGGAGTTGTTAAATTTGGTGTAAACTTTTTCTGTAACTGTAATGAAATTTCATTTGTGATTATTGACGTACTTACACTAGCAATTGCTTTACTAAAATCCGTGGCAGAAAAAGTTGAATTGAATGTGTTTAAATTGGTTGCAGCTAAATTACTAATTGTTGTTTTAACTGCATCTTTGATTTGTGATGCGGTTAAATTTGTTTTTCTAGGATCATAATACACATTTGCCGTCAATTGAATATATGTGTAATCTGGATCAACTATTGTTGGTTCCACAGTCATTATAGAAATCGGTCTAATAACGTCAGCAATCAATCTTTCCTTTTGTGTAGCAGAAAGAACATATGCACCAGAAGGTTTAACAGTAATAAATACTTGGCCGTAAACGGGTGGATCATTTTCTTGTCCACCCCAAACATTTACGGCATCAAAACTATATCCTAAGTTGTTTTGTTGTATAACTGTAATATAATCTTCTTTGGTAACAGCACGTTTTTGTGAAGAATATGATTTTGGTGCTTGATATTTAATAGAATCAATAGATTCACGTAATGAACCTTTTGTTGTTGGTGTTACAGGATATATTGTTGCATTTGAATAACCACCAAATGAAGACATTAATGCAAAATTGTTTGCACCATAAGAATCTGATCCTGATGTAGTAAGATATGAAATTAAAACAATATTTCCATCAGTAAGTTTTTTACCTAAAATTCCATCACCAAAAGAAATATCATATCCACCAGAAATATTTTCTTGTAAAAAATATACCAAAGATGATGAATCTAAAGTTAAGTATGTTTCGGATTTGTTATAAATTTCAATAGATGTATTTGATGATGATTTTTGCACCAATACTTGTATTGTTGTAGTATCGATGTTTTCCGCTGATAGAAAAAATACATATTTTGGATTGTTAGTTGAATTTACTGAAAATGATAGAGATGCTGGAATACCTTGTTTTAATATAACATTAGGAAATTCAGCTTGATTTGTAATTAAGTTTACGGTACTTGTATAAGAATCGGTTGTCACAAAGGTATAGTTGACACCATCAATTGCTTCTGACATAAAAGGTGTAAACTTTGGCAAGGTCAAGGTTGGATCCGAAACTGCATTCATTGTCAAATTAATTATTGCGGTTGGTGCCAATGCTGATTTTGGTACATAATTCATTAATTTGGCTTGAGATACAACAGAACTTCTTTGCAATGCAGTATCCAAAAACATTTCATTGGCAACCATATTTAAATAATATGCATTATATTGTGTATTATATGCAAGAACATCCAAAAGAACAGACAGAGCTGAACCTTCATAATTATAATCTTTTAATATGTCTTGAGACTGTAAATATGTTTTCAGATTGTTTTTAATTGTATTAAAATCCAAATCTGTCATTTGAATGTTTGAATTAGCACCAGCCATTTTATCTGTTTCTCTCTAAAAGAATTGTTGTTGTCGTTGGTTGTGTTGCATTTTCTATATAAAATGTTATTGTAACTTTGTATGCGTTTGCGTCTGTCATACCGTTTACAGTAACATTTTGTATATTTGCTCTAGGTTCATATGCTTTAATCAAATTTTTTATAAGGCCTTCCATTGTTACAGCAACAATTGGAGATATGTTTTCAAACAACAAACCAGTAATCTGAGAACCTAGGTCAGGATTAAAAAGACGGTCATAATTCTGAGTATTCAATAGATTTCTAATAGAACGTGTTACCGCTTGCACATCATAACTCAATGCAATATCAGCCGTCACAGGTTTCTTCGTGAAGGTGAAATCTATGTCGGAATATATTCGGTTTATGGTTGCCATCTTTTATTTATGAGTTTATCCTAGACTTCAATTTATCAGATCCAATGTAATTGTTGAATAGGTATGATTCCGTCTGTCCTATTGAAGAAAACTGATCCACTTTATTATAATCATCAATAACCGCACGTGAATTATTGAAAAAAGTAACATCAGAAGTTCTGCGGCCATTCATTAAATCAGCAATTGGTTGTAGATTACTTACCATTGTTGACACTTGAGATGGTGTCAGATTGGTAGTATATGAATATGTTGGTGCACCTGTGTCTGGATCTGTGCCCGCAGTTAAAACAATACTATTGGCAACCAAACCACGGTAGGTCTGAATTGTTGTATTTTGTGTAGATAGTGTGTTTGCAACTGTTAAACTAGTAAAATTACCCATCATAGGTGCATTATTTTGTATTCCGTCAGACTGAAAGGTGATATACATGAGTACCTTACTCGCAGACATTGCAGAAAAATAATGTGGTAGTGTTGCTGTACTTTCGTTTGGTTGTGTTATTCCTGAGATTCTATCTGTATGCAATAAAAAATTATTACTAGCAGCTCTCACATTGTTTGTGGCTGTAACTAGAGTGGTCATGTTAGACACACTAGTAACTCCAGTAATTGCAATTATAGAATTTGCAGTATTCCATATGCCTTGTGTTACATTTGCAACAGGATTGGAAAAATAACCACTTGTACTAGAGCTTGCCATATCTGCGGTTTGCCACGAATTTAACAATGGTGGCATCGTATTCATTGTTGCAATTGCTGTATTTGACAAACTTATGGTTATTGTGTTTGCTGAATCGTATCCTAGTCTACTAAAAATGCTCATAATATATCCTTAGACCATTGGTGTTAGTGGTGGACTTGTTGGAAAACCTTTATTTCCAATATGTGTATGCAAATTATAAATATTCTTGTTTATGGTATCAGTCATCATACCAGCTTTCATTATTTGAAAAGTACCTAACGGTGCGGCAACAACGGATGCAGAAGCAATAAATGACCCAGCACTTATACTACCAACACAAAGTATATTACCTGGTACTGCAATTGGCGCACCAATAGGTACACCAAGAGACAAACCGCCTAATGATGATACAAAACCCATCACACCGGCGCCAATACCACCAGTCGGACCTGTGTCTATACGACCAAATGAGAATATCTTGTCAGCTGCAACTTCTCCTTTAACCCTTAGTGTGCCATCAATAGCAACACCTCTTAGACCTGTAGTGATGTTTAATCTACCCAATGGTCCTGAACCTGCCTCTACATACATGTTGCCTTGTGAAGCAATAGTTGACATACCTTCCACCGTCTGAGTATAATTGCCTTTAATATGTTGTGTTACATTACCATCGATTGTTTCTGTTTTGTCACCAGTTACATGCATATTAATATCACCATAGACTGTAATGTTTAATTTACATGGTATATTTCCATCAGTACCTGGTTTTCCACCTTCCACACCAATAGAGATGTTGTGGTCACCAAGTGTAATAACATAACCATCACCCCAAATTTTATGCACCTCATCACCGTTAGGATGCATTTCTAGGAATGTGTTTGCACGATGTTGTAAACGAACTCTTTCACGGGTTTTGGTGTCATCCAGTTCGAATAGGTGACCCGAATCGGTTCTTGTTACTTTATTATATGGATATACCGGTTGGAAATCCGTGTTGGCTGCGGATTCCGGCTCATTCCATCCAAAATATCTATCTGGTTTGTTCATGCCCATTGCACCTTTGTTGGATCATAATGATTATCTGTTACTGTTGTCATCACATTTGCTGTGTTTGCAATCGTACTAATATATGTTGTGATTGTATTACTGTGGTCTAAAAGTGGGTCAGTAAAGACACCATTTAATGCATCTGGTATTGTAATTGAATTGACATCAGCTGTTAGGCCTGCAAGAATAGAATCTGCACCAGATTGAATCTGTGATGTAAGTGAATCTACTGTTGCACCCACTTGACCTGGCACAGCAGCAATAGCCGCACCAAACGCTTTTGCACCAGCCAAAAACCTTGCTATACAATCTTGTACGATAGCTAAAAATCTTGCTGGCAAACTTTGTAAGTATGTAATAATTTGATTAATATCTTGAACTAGATAATATACAGTTGACGCCATTGCAACATACTTGGCAATTTTTTCAATGTAATCGTTAATATCTTCAAGCTTAAATTTTAATGTGGCATAGATTGATGAAATTTGACCCGATGGATCCAGATTCATGGATGTAACGAGTGCTTTTAACGCAAATTTAATTCCATCATTCAATTTTTCAATTAAAAATCTAATGAAATTTGCTGCGTTATTTTTACCAGTTTTAATTGCATTTTGTATGGCAGTTATTGGATTTGTTAAACCAGCCAAACCAATATCAAATTTAAATTGATATCTGAAATCACAAACGTGAGCTAAATTTGCGTTTGTGAGGCCAACACCCGAACCTTTAACAATACCTCTTCCTAGTAATGGTGTATCTGGTTCTCCAATTTTCTTTTCTTCGATACCAGGCGGTAATACAGGTTTGGCCTTTTCTGCTTCGGTTGGTGCTGAGTTTGGAAATAAAGGTTGAGGAGAAAATCCAATTGATGTATCTGGTGCTGCTGCTTGAATTCCTGGTAAAATAGCAGCAATATATGGATTCTGTGTTGATTCACCATCTGCAAAATAACCAGTAACATAGGCACCGGCTTCAGGCACATTAAAACTACCTGCTGCATTTGGTCCAGTCATTAATGTACACCAAGGCAACGCAGCCGTAGGTAACGATATAAGGTCTTCAGTATGATGACCAAATATGCGGACCTTAACACGGCCTTGTTTTAATGGATCTTCGGTGTTTTCTACAACACCAATCCATGATTTACCAATAAAATTATTCATTTTTCGCTTCTGTTAAATTCTTACTACTACCAGAACTCAATGGTGTCTGATAACTTTCTTTTGCTAACTCCATAACTGTTTGGTATGCACCTTGTGATTGTAGCACATGACGAACAGCATTCACCAAATATTTACCTGAATAAAAAGGATCCAATTCTCTATTATTACCAGATGACGACAAAGTATATAAATTAAAATTAACAGTTATACCAGCAGTAATTCCTGGATCACCAGGAACAACAACTTTCAATAAAGTATAGTTTGCTAATGAAATTTGAGCCGTTCTATTTGGTATATAATTTTCAACATAAACGTCATTAACTACCGAATCTGGTCTTTCTTTTATATAAGGCACTCTGTATTGTTCTGAATTGCCTACTACAACTTTTACCACACTCTGTGGATTCTGTGTGTTTTTGAGTCCAAACCTATTAGTGTTATCAAGTGAAATACCATTGTTTTTACCATTCATTGGCTCAGAAGTGCCTTTATATATATCATAATTAAAATCCGTTATTTTAAATGACCGGGTCAATGGATCAACCGAAATTAATCTATTTGCATATGTACCTGAAGTAATATCATTTAATACATCAAAAGATTTAACAAATTCATAATCTATAACAGTTCTTGTTTTTTCTTCTATTGAAGCTTCAACATTTATTTGTTGAACCTTGTATGTATTGTATGGATCTTGTGCCATTAGACTTCTTAATGACCTAAAATGAAAACCATTTTTGTTTTCATAAAATATCATATCGGCACCAGCCAAATTTTGTGTAACTGGCCTTGCATAGGTAGACAACCAACTAATAGCTTCAAATGGTTTTAATGTATTGATGTTGAAATTGTAATTTCCTGTGGTCGGTTCAATATGAAGTCTTTTACTAATCTTTAAATCATTTTTCAATATTCTATTTACGGTTACACTTATTAACTCACCGTTTGGATTTGCACCTTTTTGGAGTTTTTTTGATTCAGATAACAACATTTCTTCAGAACAAAAATGTAGTGTTATTTCTTCCGATTTGTGGTTACCAGAAGGTATTCTATCACTTTTATATATTCTAAAACTTCTGGATATATTTGACGAAGCTGTTTTTGTTCTACCAAAATTCACTCTTAAAAATTCTTGTCCTAAAATTTGAAATTTTTGTAATAATCCTTGGCCATCTTGTAATATAACAAATCCCGAGGTAACAAAACTATATAAATCCTCAAAATAGGAAAGTTCAATCATCAGTTTTTTAACTGGTATTTCTTGACCTGTATTTGTTATAATTGTTAAATCATTTATACTTGCACTTTGTGCAGAATATAATAGATTGCCAGTATCTGTTGTATCAACCATTTTAACTCATCAATCGTTTAAGTTCCGATTCAAACTCATCTACATAAGATTTATTTAATAATTTAATATTTCTTTTAGATTCATTCAATTCATCTTCATATTCATAATATGAAACTGCACGTGAGAATACATTAACTGTAACGGCACCTGTAGGTAATGTATATGTATTGGTCTCCGATGACGTTAATTCAAGGAATTGATCCAAACCAATTGTAACTGTATTTCTTGTAATTGTTTGTGTATTGATGTCGGTTTGAATATCCGTTTTTTCAAAATGATGAACATCAGCATATATGTCAATATCTGTTGCATCATATTTTTTAATTAAATATTTTTCAAATACAGATGAAGACATTGGCCAATCCCATTGTGGATCAGTAATCTGATTGGTGAATAATACTATCCAATAACGATATGGATCATCATAATATTTGTGTGCAATAATTTCTGGTGTGTCACCTTCTTGTATATCGTATGTGTAATACAATACTGGATTTTTCAAAGCCTCTGGAATAACACTAGCACGTGCCATAATATTAGTTAATAGAATACCATTGGAGTTATTATCCGATGTTATTATTTTTGGTAACGTATTAAAATATTTCATATTAATAACCTTGTTCTATCTTATCTCTATCTACAAGGACAGTTTCTTTGAAGCTTAAATCCATTGTCATTTGAGTTGGTTGCCCGTCTTTATGTGATGACCAACCGTTTGGTGCATAATTTACTGTCACACTTTCCAAAACACAATCGGTTAATTTGTTGATATTTGGATTTACTGCGCCATCTTTCTTAAACGATAAATTAAAAACTCCAGGTGGTGTATAAAAGAAACCAGCAACACCTGTAACGATAGTTGGTGCAGCATAAGACCTAAACAGTTTCACTATTTGTTGAACCTTTGATGATTCATGTGCTGACCGTGGTGAAAATGTAAATGACATTTCAAATGTTCTAAAATTGATACCTTGAAATAAAACTTGTTCTTGTGGATTAAAAGCATAACCGAGTTTGTTTAATGCTAACTTAACTGCCTGATTATCCATTACACTATTTACAAAACTTGCAGGTTTACCTAAAAGACCAGGTAATGATGCAGCTGCACCTATTATAGATTCTTCACCATAAGATGTGGTGTAATTAAAACTTAAAGTTTCTGGCATATACAGAGAAACAGTTGCTCTTAAATCTTTTTTCATTTCCATAAATTGAGCAGCTGTTTGACCTGTACCTAAATCATTAAAGTTTTGTTCTAAATATGAAACTGTTTTTTCACCTGCGGCTATAATAGCTCCTTTGGCTTGATTAAGATAATCGGTTTGACCGCTAGCAATATTGTAGGCTCCAACAGCTGCCGAACCAACTCCTGAAGCAACTGCTCCAGCTCCCGTTGCAAGTGCTGATCCAACTACTGCCGTCACACCTCCTGCCGCTTCTAATGCATCGCCTTGGCTTTTTACTACATCTTTAACGGTGTTAAGAACCTTATTTTTAGCTACCTCTACTGATGCTGATTGTGGTTGATAAATATCAAAAACAATTGCATGACCTTTACCAGAAGAGTTTAAATCTGATGGATATTGTATTGCATCATAGTTATATTTCGACTTAAATAGTGACGCCAGGGGACCATTAGCAAAATCGGATTGCGCTTTTACTTGGTCACTTTGTAGGTCAGAACCATTTACGTCATTGTAACCAGCTTCAACAGAACTAAATGATCCATCTGGATTTTGAGTTTGTAATTGCATTGAATCTATCTTAAAAAAAGTTATATATATTATTTATGGCATATTCAGGAACGTTTAGACCCACAAATCCTCAGAAATACGTTGGGGACCACACAAAAATCATATACCGCTCTTCATGGGAATGCAGAGTGATGAATTGGCTTGACAAAAATCCAAGCATTTTGTCTTGGGCTTCAGAAGAGGTTATCATTCCTTACAAATCTCCAGTAGATGGCAAGTTTCACAGATATTTCCCTGATTTTGTGGTTAAATCACGTGCCAAAGATGGTTCTTTGAAAACTATGATGCTTGAAGTTAAACCAAAAAAACAAACACAACCACCAGTACAACAAAGACGAGTAACAAAACAATACATTACTGAAGTCACAACTTGGGGTGTTAATCAAGCCAAATGGAAAGCTGCAACAGAATACTGCCTTGACCGTGGTTGGCAGTTTATGTTGATAACAGAAGACCACCTAGGTCTGTAACTAAATAACCAATGACAATAAAACCATCAATACTTACATCATTATCCGAACAGAAGGCCTCTGCTGATTATCAAACAAACAGTAAAGAATCTTATAAATGGTTAATGACAAAGATAGCTGAATTGAGAAATCCAGGTCGTTTGGTTATTCCAATGACCAAAGAAAAACAAAGATTTACACGACCATCAGATAGACAAAAGTTTTTAATGGGTGGTCTATACTTCTTTGTATATGATCCAAAAACAAAAAATGATTTGCCATATTATGACAGGTTTCCATTAGTTATACCACTTAAACGAACACCTGATGGTTTTATAGGTTTAAATTTACATTACTTACCACTTAGATATAGGTTAATTTTTCTGAGAAAACTGTTACCATTCGCTATCTACAATGATGAAGATGAGATTAAGCGACTCCGAATCACGTATCCGATGTTGGATGCGTCATCCAAGTTCAAAGAATTCAAACCTTGTATCAAACAGTACCTGTACCCTCATATTAAGTCCAGGATTCTTGCGGTTGAACATAATGAATGGGATATTGCGGTATTCTTACCAATCCAACAATTCAAAAAGGCTCAACCTAGAGAAGTGTGGAAAGATTCAATAGAAGAAATAAGGAAGTCATAAATGGCAGGCTCGATTAGCGATTTTAAATCCAGTTTTAGGACAGATTTAGCAAGACCAAGTAGGTTTGATGTTCTCATTCCTATTCCTGTTATTTTGTTTGCATCACCTTACGTATCAAGTAGAAGTCTTACATATCGATGTGAAGCTGCAGTTTTACCAGGTCGTACATTTGAAACACACGAACAAAAAACATATGGACCAATTGAAAAGTTTCCACACCTAACGTCATACACAGATATTGACCTAACAATTTTAATGGATGATGATATGAAACAGAAATATGCATTTGATGCATGGCTGGATAGTATCAATTCACCAATTGACAATAATTATAGCTATAAAGATAGTTATTCAACAACAATTACAATCAATCAATATGATGTTACAAATAAAATGTCATACTCGGTTGATTTATATGAAGCATTTCCAACCTCCGTGAACCAATTGGATTTGGATTGGAGTAATGACGGTGTGCATAAACTGTCAGTTACATTTGCATATACTTATTGGAGAAACAATTCTCTATTTTGATTTAATTAAGGAGTTATTATGGCTTTACCAAAAATTGATGTACCAACATACGACATTACATTACCAGTTTCAAAGAAAGAGATTAGATATAGACCTTTCCTTGTAAAAGAACAAAGAAATCTATTGATGGCCATGGAATCAGATGATTCGTCATCTGTGCATACGGCAATCCGAGACATTCTTTATAATTGTACCTTGACAGAAGGTGTTGATATTGAGAAGTTACCTATTGTTGACGTTGAGTTCTATTTTATTAATCTGAGAGCCAAATCGGTTGGTGAAGTGGTTGATTCGAAATATCGTTGTAACAATATTGTAGAAGATAAAGAGTGTGGCAATTTAATGGATTCTAATATGAATCTGTTAGAGGTTAAGGTTGAGATGGATGAAAATGTTTCACCTGATATACAACTAACTGAAAAGTTGATGGTAAAAATGAAATACCCTGAGTTTGGTATTGTTAAAGATTCTATCAATATGGAAAATGATACTGATATCACCTTTAATATGTTGGCTCGTAGTATTGAACACATTTACGATGGTGAACAATTTTACTATGCACACGAAACACCAATTGAAGAATTGGTACAGTTCGTTGAAGGTATGAACCAAGAACAGTTTATGAAGATTGAAAACTTCTTTAATAACTTACCAAAGTTACAACAGAAGCTTGAGATGACCTGTTCTAAGTGTGCATTCCACCACGTTATTAATGTGGAGGGACTTGAAAGTTTTTTCGTATAACCTTTCGCCATGATAACCTGAAAAATTATTATAGAACTAATTTTTCATTGATGCAACATCATAAGTACAGTTTAACCGAACTTGACAATATGATGCCATGGGAAAGGGACATATATGTTGCAATGTTGATTCAGTATATTGAGGAAGAAAACCAAAAGATAAAAGAACGAATGAAAAAGTAAATGGCACAACCATCAGAAGAAACAAAAAAGTCGGCAGCAAGTATGGCGTTTGGTCGCCTTAGTAAACTTGCGCTCACAGGTGCCAAAAAAACAATTTCAACTGTTGGTAAATTGTTTACTAAGAAGCCAGATAACCTTGTTGATGAATCTTCACCACCGACCAAGATTATGGGTGAAATCTATAAGATGATGAAACTCATGGATTTAGATAGAAAACTAAATCAAGAAGCGGCCAACTCTCATATTGAAGAACAAAATCATATGAGAGATAAACGCAATAAAGAAATAATCAAGGCATTAACTACTCCTAAAATAAAAAAACCAAGAGTAGTAAAACCTAAAAAAATAAAAACACAGGAAACAGAGACAACACCTTTACCTCCTGTTAATAAAACTCCTGGTCAAACAACAACACAACCAGCCACACCGCCAACAAAACCGCCAGCTACACCTCCTAAGACTGAAGCACCTGCACCGGCAAAAACTACGGCACCTAAGACTGAAGCACCTGCGCCGGCAAAAACTATGCCACCTAAAACTGCTGAACCAGCCAAAGAAATTGCAGGACCACTAAAACCAACAGCGGCGCCTGCAAAGAAAACAACTGCACCAGTCACTCAAACAGCCGCACCAGCTATACAGACAACTTTACCATCCGCATCCACAACAACAAAAATCGTAGGTGGTACTGCGGCTGTTGTGGTTGGTAGTAATGCATTAGCTGCAACCAGTAATATTGCAGAAAGTATTGCCAAGTATGAAAGTAAAACATCTTCTCCTTTAAGAACTAAAAAAGGTAACATAAAAACAAAATGGAAAAATGATTCTGAGTACAATGCATATAATAAAGGTACAATTAATAACAAGATTGTTGGTGCTGATTTTGATGAAAAAAATGAATCTGTTATAAATTTTTCTGACATGACAATTGAAGAATATTTAAGAAGAGGAGATTTAAGAAATGATCCTGACAAAATATTTGCTGTTGGACGATATCAAATTATTCCAGATACGATGAAAGATATTGTTAAAAAATTAGAAATTGATCCAAAAAATACAAAATTAACTCCTGATGTACAAGATATGTTGTTTACAGAAGGATTAATAAAAAGAAAACGTCCAATTGTTAATGATTATATAAATGGAAAACCTGGTGTAACAAGAGATATGGCACTAATGGAACTTGCCAAAGAATTTGCTTCTATTGGTATACCATATGATTTGCCACAAAAGGGTTTAAAAAAAGGACAATCTTTTTATGAAGGTATAGGCGGAAATCAAGCTCATAATAAACCAGAAGATGTTGGTGCAGCCCTTGATGCAGATAGATTAAAAATTTTAGAAAAAAATAAATCAATACCTATTCCAAATAATAAAGGTGGTAAATTAGGTGCGGCTTCAGTTGAAGGACAAGATTTAAGAAAAGATATGAGTGCTCAACAAGAAAAAATGCAAGCACAACAAACCACCAACATACTAGCACAGGCATCAACTGAACCACAAGTTAACCTAACTAAACCAAAAGATAGCAACCCATTACTTGATAAGGTAAGAGCAGGATGATAGACAATAAATTAACATATCAACAAGCCAAGAGATTACGAGAACAATCTCTTTCTTCCGTTTTTGCTGACCAACTCATTATGGGTGAAGGTTATGGTTCAGGTATTGCCAAAACCATTTCATTAAAATTGCGGTCCAAGATAACAGGCATCAAACAAAAATTTGATCCACTTAATATTGCCAAGTTTTTAACTGGTGGTTCTCGTTTAGGTCCTGCCATTCTTGGTAAGATGTTAGGTCGTTCCAGAAGAGATATTGAATTCTTTACAGGTCGTGCGAGACCAGTAACAAGTAGAACTAAACAAATCGGTGCATTACCTAGCGGCGAAGATACTACAGGAATGTCAGCAATACTAAATGATGTATTAACATTCCTACAGAAGAGCCATGAAGATGATATGATACTGAGGGAGAAAGAAAACAATCTCAGAGAAGGTCAGATGCATGAGGAAGAGAAACGACACAAAGAACTATTAAAAGCTTTGAGTGTTAAAGGTGGTAAAAAAGGTACCGCCACAGTTGTAAATGCCAAAGCCGAAGGTGGTGGTATGGCAGGACTGTTGAATTCTATTACTGCAATGCTTGCTGACATTAAGGCAATGGCACAAAGTGCAATTGATGACCTGAAAAGTTTTAAGAATTTTTTAGGTGGTGCTAAAGGTCTGGCATGGCTCGCTGGATTTTTATTAAATCCTGTTGCATGGATTGCAGCTGCAATAGCAGCCTTGGTTGGTATCAATGCTTCTATAAAAGCAGATATTGAAAAAGACCCTTATGATCCAAAATATAAAAACCATCCATATGCCAAATTTTTACGTGGTGAAACAACAAACGTAAATGAAAAGAATGCTACTGCACAAAGAGCATCAAAAAAGGTTGGTACAGCACTATGGGGTGAAATACAACAGGCTGTAGATTCTTCGTTATCAGATGAAGAACTAAAACAAAGTTATGAAGCGGATAGACCGCAGCTGCTTGCTTGGTTAAAAGATAATCCACCTAGCACAATGTTTAAAATTGGTGAATCAGTTGTCAACAATAATGCTGGTGATACAAATGTTGATGTTGATAATAGTGTGAACAACGCAGAAACTTTAAAACTTCAACGCCAAAATGATATGGCGCCACCTCCGCCTGTTATACCACCGCCAGCCTCAGCACAGGTAACAACCAGAACAAACGAGAACCGTCAAGTGGAAATGGATGAACGGTTGAATCGTCTTACAAAGAGTACCGAACAAACCAGAACGGCATCAGGCAAACTTCTTAAGCCTGATGGTAAACCAAGATTCAAACCACCTATTATTGCTGTTCGTAATGTAGAACCAACATTCCGAAATGTTATATACAATTCAACAAGAATCGTTTAACCAATAAAAACCCCGCCGAAGCGGGGTTGCACTTGCATGGGAATCTTTATTCTTCAGCTAACTTAGAGAAGTAAGCCAAGTCCTCATCTTCCGAGATATCTGCTGTAACAAGCTTCTTAGGTGCAGCTTTCAGAGTCTCCACAGTAGTCTTAGGTACATCAGATACACCCAATACTCTATCCAAACGTGCCTTCAAGTCACTATATGATTTGAATTCTTTGTCAGCAGTCAACGCAGCAAGTGAGTGTTCTGCTTTCCAAATCTTTTCCAATTCCTCATCATCATCTAACAATGCAGATGCTGACATGAATTCTGATTTATCATAGTTCTGATAACCAGCGACTTTAGTAATCTTCAATTTGAAGTTAGCACCTTTCCACATATCAAATGGATTGATTGGTGTTTCATCTTCAAACGCAGGATTCATTGCCTCTGTAATCTTTTCGAAAATCTTGGCACCAAACTTGAACAATTTAACTTGTCCTTCATTTTCTGGATGCTTAGGATCACTTACGATATACACGTTAGCAATATAGTTTAGTTTACGCTTTTGTTTGCGTACAATGTCCTTATTGGCTTCGATACCTGAATTCCATAATGTTGAATTGTGTTCACATACTGGACATTGTTGACCTTTAGTAGTCAAACAATTATCGATTAACCAACCACCTGGACCCTGAAATCCATGACCAAAGATTTTAGCCCAAGGCAGACCATCATCACCATCAACTGCAGCTGCAGGTAGGAAACGAATTACTGCAAGGCCATTACCTGCTTTGTCCACTTCTGGACGCCAGTAGTTGTCTTTGTCGGATTTGCCACCTTCTGATGAGCTTGAGAGTTGCTCGATGGCTTTAGTGAGTTTGTCCAGATTGCCTGAACTCTTTTTCAATTTTGAGAAGTCTGTCATAATTTTACCTTTCTAGTATAACGGAATATAAACGGAGTATTTTCAAATAATTCATCATATAAACTTATTTAGGTGTGTTCTTTCAAACATTCCTTCAATATTACGGTAAACTTTGGTTTATCATAATCAATAAATGGTGTGTATTTCACAAACTTTCTTTTTATGGAAGGCCATACGATTGTGTCAGCAATCTTTTTGTCCCACATAGGAAAGAAATCCATAATATCATTTAATATTACCAAAGTTTCTACTGCAACATTACTATGCATTACTTCTTTCAACAACAATGGATATTGTCCATCTTCAACCATCAACATTTTATTTGGTGATTGTGTTTCATTAAGTAGACCTATTATATCTTGTTCGAAGCGATATGTCAAGCTCTGGGTTCTTTTTTGCCACTTTTTATATGTTTCTTCACCTTCTAGGTTATTAATGTCACCAATCCAGTTGACATCCTTTTCTAGGAGGTTTGACACATAGAAATTCTTTAGGTCTTCCAATCGATACTTACGAGATAACTTATAGAAAGAGAATTTATCTTTTCTTGTGGAAAAATTATCGGCAGTAACATGTGACTTTCCGTGGTAACGAAAATAATCGTAAGAATCAGTAGTAAAATGAAGTTTAATCGCATTGAACATAGCAAAGGCTGAAAAGCCTGAACCTTCTTCAAAATTAAATAACATACATCAAATGGGTAGTCTAGCACTCTTTTTCAATAGATTGAGTTCTTGTGCTTCTTCCCGCAGTTTAGATTTTAAGGCAGACGAAACCAATGTGGAGGCCACATCAATTTCCATGCCCGTTTTTTCACAATATCCAACGATAGCATCCATGATTGTAAGATTTAATTCTTCAGCCATTTCTGCTACCTTTATACTAAATTCACTTATTTCATTTTTTGTCGGCATTTTAACTTCTTGTATAGAATAGATG